AACAATAGTTGATTGTTGTGAATTAATACTTGCTGATCTTGCAACAGGTGTTGTAGGTAATTGTCCACTCATATTATACTAATGCTTTTCTTCCTTGTTGGTTTAATGCTTGATTAACTAAATTGGTAATAACTGATCTTCTTTCAATTAATAAATTATCAAAGTCTTTAGTGTCGTTAGCAACAATAGTAAAGTTAATATTAGTTGTTCCTCTACCCATGTTTTCATTAGAAACAATTTGTCCATCAGTAGAAGGTATAAATAATTCTCTACCTCTTTCACCTACGATAGCTGGTTGTCCAGCTTTAATTCTACCACCCTCTGCAAACTTAGGTAAGAAACCAGAAACAATACTATCTAAATTGAAACCTGATTTACTACCGCCACCAGTAATAATACTTTTCATAGCATCACCAAATTGTTTAGCTAATTTAGTATTTAATATTAATTTAATACCTATTTGAACTAACTGAGATATAAATTGTGCTAATACATTTCTTAATGCCGCTTTTAATACATCACCAAAAGTTTTTCCAAATACAATAGTTTGTGCTACTGCATCACCAATACTTTTGCTAATTCCTTCAAAAGATTTTTTTACTGCTTTGCCAAATTCATCTAATGCTTTTTTAGGTGATGTTCCAAATACTTCATCATACGCTTCTTTTACTTTGCCAAGTATTTTTTCCATAGTAGATAATTTTTCATTTACTTTTTCTACTTCTGCACCAGTAGCACTTATAGAATCACCTTCATCAAAAGTATTATCTTCCTCTTGTTTTATAAGTCCAAGAGTTCTAGCATACTCTTTTAATTTTTTAATAATCTTATCTATATTAGCTACTGCAATAGCTATACCAGCTATGATTAAATTCCTTCTTACAACTTTATTAAAACCAATTGTTGCAAGTGTTGCCGCTTTAATTGCTATAGTTAAAGATTTAAATGCCGCCCCTATTTTTAAAACTACACTGGCAACTTTCAATCCTATAAGAATTTTTAAACCTAGTATAAAATTATCTAAATTATCTCTTACAAATTTTACTGCATCAGATAAAGCCCTTACTGCACTAGCTAAGAAATTACCTATGTTAATTGTAAACTCTTTTATAACTTGTTCGTTAGCTTCAATAAAATTGTTTAAATCTTCTAACTCTACTTTTAAAGCATTAAAGAACTGTGCTTCTGCTGTATCTTTTTTAAAATTAAATAGTTTATCGCCAAGCATTGATAAAGTACCATCAAATGTTTGTGCAAGTTCATCAGTTGCTTGACCAAATCTTCCACCTTCACCAAATACTTCTTCAAATCTTTTTATTGTTTCTTCTGTTGTTACTGTTGCACCAGCTTTAAATCCAAGTAGTGACCTAACACCTTTTTCTCTAAATACATCTGCCGCCGCTATACCACCAGCGAATGATCTTTGTATTTGTGATGCAGTAGTTTGAAAGTCTAAACCAGTAACAGCCGCAACATTACCTGTAATCTTTAAGACTTTAGATAATTCATCAGCATCTTTTGATACAACAGCTAAGTTACCAGATGCGGCACTAATTTCTTCAAGAGAAAATGGAACTTTAGAAGCAAAGTTAGTTAATGTATCAAATGCTTTTGAACCTTCTGCGGCACTACCAAATAAAAACTTAAACCTTGTTGCTAATCCTTCAACTTGTCTTCCTGTATCAACAATAGATTTAGCAAATACTCCAACTCCAACTGTAGCTAGAACAGATTTTAGATTTATTATAGATGATCTTAAAGAACCAAATGCTCGTTTAGTATTATCTACTGCGTCTAATCGGACTTGAAGGCGGTTTGTTGCCACTTAATTTCTCCTTATCTGCCTTCACTTTAAAATATGCTATCCAATACAAAAACTCGTCTTGTGTCATAGATAACACTTCTTCCATACTTTTATGTAATTTTTCGCCAAGTGCAAGTATGGAATATAACTCTTGGTCGTATCTTACTTTTTTTCAGCGTCCTCATAAGATAGTGAGTTTAACATCTCTGTTGCTACTCTTGCTATCACATCAGGATCAGCATTATTTAATAAGGTTTTCTTATCATCTAATTTAAAGATTTTATTACCTTCTCCATCTTTTGCTTTTAATACAATAGCATCTACTAATACTGATAAATCATCATTCTTAGCACCTTTAAATAGGTTTCTTTTTTCTGCTAATGTAAATGGTTTTGAAAATATCTCTAAAGGTTTACCTTCCTCGCCCCACTCAGCGACTTCAATTTTCTTGATACCTTTAGAATCAAAATGATCTTTTACTCTATCTATTACACTCATGCTTTAGCCTTCCTTATACAGTACTTTCTGTTAAAGCCCCATTTCCTTGAAATGAGATTTCCATTTCTACCATTCCATCAAATGATGAGTTGATAGTTCTACCAGTTACGATAGCACTACCTGAATAGTAGGTATCTCCTGATGATGCACCTTCTGGGTACACATTAAGAGTAATTTCTGCACCAGCATCTACGTTACCTTGTGCTGTGTCAGTTTCGTCAAAGAATAAAGACGCTGTACCTGTGAAAGACTTTAGACCAACTTTATATGATCTATCAGTATCACCCATAGCAGTATCTTCAATTGTTTCAGCAGTACTTTCAAGTGTGAATGATCTTAACTCTCCAAGAGTATCAGAACCAATCTTAATAGTACCTTCTGAGCCTGTATGTGTTGCCATACTTTTCTCCTATTGTTAGTTGTTATGGTGTTCCAGCAGTATATTGGTAAGTTACTCTTACCACTACTCGGATTCCACCTACTGGGTAAAGAGTTCCTTCATCTGTAGATACTTCTACAATTTCAGTTCTCTTTGCATATCCACCTCTAGTCCTATCGGATTCAAGAGTAGATTCTATGACCTCTATAAGTTGGTTTCTCTTTGTGTCAATGTTTGTATCAGTTCCTTTTACAAAACCAACGAGGATAAAATCGGCTTGTGCTTCTCTAGTGATTGTAGATGATGTCATTGTTTGATCTGATCTAATCTCATTACCAGATTGTATAAATACTGCTGGGTATTGTTGTTGAGTTAGTTCATCTACGTCAAATGGTTCTCGTGTAATCTTTTTTAATTCAATAGGTGATGTAACTGCATCAAGTACAGTTATAATATTATCAGCTATGTTTTCTCTATTACTCATCTTAATTTATTCTGTTTAAATAGTTCTTTAGCAAAAAAATCAATCAATGTCTTTTGTTCTTTATCACCAATTAAGAAAAATGGTCTTTTTTTCTGGTTGCCTATAGCTTTAAGGTTTTGGAACTTATTGGCAAAGAATAATATAGCTTCTTTTGGACTAGCTTTTTGTGTCATATTAGATAGCATTTGACCACTAAAATTCAAATCAGGGAATCTAACTTGTCTGCCTTTATCTCGTCTAAATGCTTTGTATTCAGGTTTATATGGTCTGAAATTTCTACCATCTGCATCTTTACCTTTTTGTGTACGCTTTCTAATCAAGCCTAGCAAGAACTCAGCAGTACGTCCTAATGCTATTTGAACTTGTCTTGGCTGTTCTCTTAATTGTTGATCTAATTTACGATTAAACTTTGAGGAGTCAATCTTTGGGGTAATCTTCATCTTATCAATCTTAGTCTATGATAAGCCTCTTTCTCGCTAGTTGTTATTGTACCAGAATTATCATCATCGTATTCTACGCCATCTCTTAGTACATTTTGAAACTCTTTTTCATATTCTGTTTGATAATATTTCTGCATCATTTGGAATCTATCCAAGTTATCGTCTGAATTAAACTTAGTTAATAATGGACAAATATAATCTGCAATCATTTTATATACAGAGCATCTAACCCATTGTGCATCTGTTAATTTAGTTCCGTCCATTTCTATTGTTTCTAAAACTGAAATATCTTCTTGTATGTTTCTTTGATAAACTGGAAACCACTTAATTCTTAAATCTCTCTCAATATCTTCTCTGGCTTTTGCATGGTAATCTGTAGGTGACTCAAATGAAGCTACACCAAATCCTAAGATGTCTGGTTGATATACTTGTAAATCTGAATCTGAAGAAAAGTTAGCCATATAATCCTCTTATAGTACTGGGGGATATATTTCAATCCCCCAGTTGATTAGCAATTATTATAATGCTGAATCCGAAGTAATTTTCACTCCGTAGTCAGATTTAACAACACCTTGTCCTTTAGTTACAGTTGCTACGATTTCAGTTGCTCTTAGAGAAGCATCTCTTTGAGTTTCAATTCTGAAGTCTTGTTTCATAGCAAGTCCTAAAGAAGCTGGGTGGAATACTGCACCTACTGAATCATCATAAGCATCAATTGAGATGTTAGAGTTTTCAAAGATTTGTACTCCAGCTACAGTTGCGATGTAACCACTTCTAAGTGCTTCGTTTCCTAAGTCAGAAACTGCATTTGAAGAAGTAGTGTAACCAGCGTTAGTTAATACTTTCTTTAAATTGAAAGCCGCTTTTGGGTTAAATACACCATAGTAAGGTGCTGGTACGTTATTTGCTCTTAAAGTTGCTACTGCTTTAAAGATTAACTCAGGAGTTAATTCAGTTGCCGCCGCACCCACATCACTTGAAAATGATGAGAATAAAGCCGCTATGTCAGTATCTACTTTGTCTGCAATTGCATCACCAAACAATTTACCAATATCAGCCGCTACGTTTCTTGATGCTGAATCTCTACCTAAATCAGTAAGAGTAGTCATTACACCAACTTCACTAGCTGTGATAGTTGCTTCTGTTGGGTTTACTGCTGTGTTTGACAAATCAGTTCCTTCAGCTACAGCCGCAGCAGAAATTGCTGGGTATACTGGAACTGCGATTTGTTTACCTTGTCCACTAATATTGTAAGTAGTTACAAGTGGACGCATAACTGAAGTTTCCTGAAACGTGAAAATCGCTTCTTGGATAATTTCAGTATACAACTCGGATAGAGTTGAACTTGTTGTTTCATCAGCCATATTTTTTCTCCTTTATGTCTAATTGTTTATAGTTAAGTTTGCCTTCATTCCACCACCTGTATCTCTTTGTTTTCGCATCTCAGCATAGATTTTTCTATGCTCAGGATTGTTCATATCCAAATCCGATATTTTCATAGGCTTCGGTGTGTCGCCACCAATCCCACTTTGACTACCAGTACCGCTAGGTGTAGCAGACAAATGATGAGGATTGTTATTTAGATACTCTGAAACAAATTCTGAAACTGTTAAAGGTTCACCTTTGTCATTGTATCTAGGAGTACCATTTTCA